CGCCCCGTGAGCCGTGAGCCGTGAGCCGTGAGCCGTGAGCCGTGAGCCGCGGTTACTCTACCTTTTGAGCTAACCCTTTGAAGGTAAACTCTTTTCCAACATTTTCAAACCACCCCTCTTTCAGGACGACTTGAAATTCTTGGCTACTACCGAACATTTTTCGGTGGTAGTTCAAGGATGCTTGAGCGCGGACGTAACCCAGATCGAACGTGTTGTCGGTTCCGACATCTAGTCGGCTACCGTTACATTCCTCGATCAGGATCGAGGCAAAGCTGACGCAATCGCCCCAGTCTTTGGTTTTGTGTAACCGGCTTTGAACCGCCCAAACGGACGCGTGGTTAGTTGTATCTGACATAGATACCTCCCGTAGTGATTAACAGTTTCAAAAAGCGCACCCCGCCCATCGGGGTGAGACAACCATTTCTGATTGTTCTTATACTATAACATACAATCCCATACTTGTCAAGGCTAATTTTTTAGAAAAGTTATCTATCTTTCCACGCATCCCAAAATAAAAAGGCCAGCAGGGCGCACCCGCTGACCAGATAGGTGATTATGAAGATGTCATCATATCCAATAGCCATTGCGTTGGTTTATACCTTTTCGCCAGCCATAGCATTATTGCCACCGTGACAAGGAGTGTCGTTGCTCCCACGGCGTCCAAGAATTTTTCCATATCTCTGCGTCCTCTGTTAGTTTCGCTTCGATTTGTGGATGCGCCACCCAACTTTTGATGCCCAGTTCATCAGTTCGTTTGAATTGCTGATACTGTTCGCGCCAGTATGTTGGGTCTGCATCGTTCCATTCTGCCTCTTCAGCGTAGAAGAGGCAAATTTGCATACAGGCGTAACCTGTAAGCCACCCGTCGGGTGTTCTAACTATTTGTGGTAAGCGCATTAAATACTTCCTCTAGCGGTTTATCTTTGTTTTTCATAATCAGAACACGGGCATAACTTCCTGAAATGCCGTGAGCCGCGCCCAGTTCATCGGATGTCCGGTAGACTTTGTTGCCGACTACATATTCGCGGTTATTTTTGCGAGGCACTCGTGCGCGGTGCGTGGTTTCCGGTGACAGGACATCGTCCCAGTCCCAGCCTTTTTTCAATCGTGCTTTTAGTGTTCGCGCTTTAATGCCGAGTTTTTCACTAAAATAGAGACAGGCCTGTCGTTCGCTATCAAAGGTTTTGCCCTTAATTGTTATGCTGTTCATATTGGGGTGCAGGAAACGCTTTTTAGGGGCTGGTTCGAGGCCGACGGCTTGTTCTGGTGTGTAGCCCTTGTTTAATCGTTGGCGCAGGGTGCATAGCACCATCCCGTAATGTTTGGCGGCATCTGTGCTACATTTGAAGGTTTTGCCGTCAATGGTGATTGGGGCAAAGGTCTTTTGTTCGCGGTAATTTTCGGGTGGTTCGACTAGGTCTACCGCCTGTTCTGGTGTCCATCCGCGCTGTAATCGGCTTCTAAAACCAGATATGCTCACGCCGTAATGCTTAGCGGCGGCATTTATAGTTGGGAATGTCTGGCCTTCTATCTCAATGCTTACATATTTTCCGTTATTTTTTAAATCAGTGCTGTAGTTTCCGCGCAACAGGTTGTAGCCGTGAGGGTGAACCGTGTTTAGTTTATCTATCCATTTATGTTCTTTTTTGGATAAGTCTTTGCGGTCTTTGGCTGTGTCCAGCACGGAAAAGGTGAAGTTATCTTCACCGTAGACGCGGATAGCCTCTTGCAGACTATGCTTGCTTCCTCGCCCGCGGCGGGCGGCACTCAGGTGCGCTGACTTTCTTTTTTTCAGGCAGAGAGCCGCCCCCACATACTGCATACCGTTGACGGCATTTGTAGCGAGATAGACGATCATTTGCTGGCTTCTTTTAGATACCATTGGCGGTCTGTATTTGTGTTCCAGAAGCCGCCGTCATTGAGAAAACATTCGTAGACCACGCAGACCTCATGTTCCATGTCGTCATCTTTCCATACGCAGAGGTCAAACATCCGCTCACCGACTTGGATGCCATACCAGTCGTTGTCCTCGTCACGCCCACTATGCTCGTTCTGGATATGGGCATCTGTTTCGTAGAACGCGGTCAGATAGCCCTTCTCGTAGTCGGACAGCACTAACTCGTCGTCAGAACCGTGATCCGCGGTCTCTGGCTCGTCATCCGCCCACATTTTAGGCTGGCCGTGAACCATGAGCCGCAGATAGAAGCCATCGTCTTCTGCATCCCAGACATGGTTCCATTTATCGCCGAAGTGGTCAGTTAACAGATAAAACAGTTCTTCATCGAAGGCGGCGAATTGTTTACTTTCCATCTTTATTCCCCCACACATTGAGTTGCGTTTCGCGGATGATGCCCCGTGCTTGGAGCATTTTGCCATAACGGACATCTAGGCTAGGGTCGTCACTTGTTCCCATTGAATAGAAATCATCTAGATCACAATCAATCGCAACGATGACGGCGTTCCACAATTCTTCTGACATTTCGACTTTCATATCATTCTCCCGTAGTTGATATAAGATTTATCCCATACATAATATAAATAAAAAGGGGCGTCAAGCCCCTTAATGCCGTGTCTCCTCATCATAATCATATGCGGCGGCGATAACTGCCGCTTGGTTCATGGCGGATGACAGCATACCCATTGTGGTTGAGTTGTCTGGGCTTTGCACCATAAGACGGAACAGGAGCGCGGTCAGCGCACCGCCCATCACGGCACCTGCATTGTGGCCGTCCTGTTCCAGTTCATCTAGCAGGGCGTTCATATGATCCCCTGCTATATCGAAATCGCTTTCTAGGTCGCTCATCCCCGTTGTATCCTTTGCCATGCGGCCTGAATTTCTGCCGCTTTATCCACGGCTTCACGGCTAAATTGGCCGTCAGCCGCGGTCTTTGAAGCGTGGAGTTCGACAGCCCGACTGACTATCGCTGTTGCTGTTTGCCAGTCCATCGCCCGCGCCTTCTCAATTACCTTATCAGATTTATTCATTGTCGTCTTCTCCCGTATTTATATAAGACAACTCCTATATACCCTTACTACTATATATTGTCAACAGGTAAAAAAAGACCCCCAGAGCCTGAACTCTGAGGGTCTCACTACGGGAATGTAAAGCTTGGGGGCTCTACAAGTCCCTTTATATACGACTGTATGGGAATTGCAACATATATTCGGGTAATTTAGTGGATTATTTTCGCTTTAATTTTGAATTAAATTAAGTCTTTAGCACGGGAGGTGTTCTTGGGGGCTTTTGAAGCGGGTAAACTTGGTGAATACATTTGTGCATCGCGGTTAATGAAGTTAGGGGTCTCTTGTGAAATAGTCAATTTAGACACAGTGGACATTGTGGCTTATGTTGACCAGCGGTTGATCCGCATACAGGTGAAATCTAGCGTTTTAAAAAAGCACGGCAGGTCGCTTGGGTATCAGTTTGCTACCAGTTACAGCGGCAGGAAAAGGCCGATTACTAAGGAGCACTGCGACATAGTGGCTCTTGTGGCTACTGATTGTGAACGGGTGCTGTTTAAACCCGTAGAATGTTTAAAGGGGCAGGTCACTAAACGCATCCTGCCCCGTAAGTTTGATAGAGATGACTTAGAATATAAGTCTTGGCATTATTGTTTGGACCACATCAATCCAGATCGTCAGGGCTGATAAGACCTTTTTCCAACGCATCCATTAATTCGTCATCCGTCATGCGGTCAATAACTGATGCCGAATACATTTTCTTTTTTTGGCGGGGTTTTGCGACTACTTGTTTTTTGACGGGTTTTGCGACTACTTGCGTTTCGACAACCTTTTTAATATCCGCTAATACCTCAATAGTGGCATAACGATGGTTACATTTAAGACACTCACGGTTGCGGCGTATTGTGCCGTCGTCCGTGGGCCGTGAGTTGTAGACCTTACTCTTTGATTTGCATTTTGGACATATCACGATAGTCTCCAATAGTTAGTAAGCAGACCTTGCAGGTTACTGACCCGTTGTCCGCGGGCTCTGGCAGGGTAATCAGGCACTTTGGGCATCTGCCCTCATCTAGTGGCTTTTGTATCCTGCCCGCATCCCCGAAAGTTGAGTATTGCAGTTCCCTATTCTTCGGTCTCTTCTTCATTTTCAATCTCCCCAGATCCGCCGCAGAGTTCGCACTCCATCATGCGTCCTTCTAACCAACCGCCGCGCCATGCCATAGGAGCAGGGACAGCGACTTCATATTCGCATTGTCCCTCTCCGCCACATTCTGGGCAAGTTATATAATCAGGCACGTCCTAAAGCCCTCTGACGGTCGTAGAAATCACGATTGTGCTTTCTGACCTTTTCACGATTATTTTTGATCCAATGCTTTTTTGAGCATTTCTTGGAGCAGTATTTGCGTTGTTGACCCGTGAGCCGCGTTCCGCAGTTCGCGCAGTTTTTTCTGCCGTTCTTGCGCTTTTTAATTGGTGCTCGTTCCGGCATTGACACGACATTAGTAGGTGGGGCAGGCTCTGCCGCTTTTTTCTTAGCCTTTTCTCTGGCTAGGGCTTCGGCTACCTCGCCTTCAATTTCATAACGGAGCAGGATAGCCCGTGCGCCCAGCATTTCCATCGTGCGACGGCTCACGGCCCCTGTTTCGTCATACTCGTGCAGAGCAAACTGAATTGCATAAAGCGTATTATGTTTTTCCATTTCGGTCTCCCGTATAAGAGTTGATAGAAATTATCCCATACCATAGGTAAAAAAAGGAGTCAACTACATATAGTAGCTGACTACTTATGTTTTTTGTAGACTTCCCACATAATGCGAAGTTGGCCGCTGATGGTGCGGCCTTCTGCTTTTGCAATCGTTTTTATCTGCTCGTATACCTCAATCGGCACAAGAACAGACTTCCATTTGGTGATATCCATAAAATTTATCCCAATATATTGTGGTCTGTAAGCGAATATATAGGAGATATTGTATTATTGCAAGCAAAAAGACCCCGCCGAAGCGGGGTCAGTTGGGGAGGAAAATAATAAAAAAGCCTTACTTGAGCCGGTAAATGATAATAAGCATCAGGGCTATCTGAATAGCATCAATCCAAGGAACCCCAAAACCCGTTGTCATATCATTCCGCCTCTCCCCAGCTTGGGCCGATTTCGACATCACACTTGCTGGGTATCTCTAATGGTACAGCATTTTCCATAATATTGGCAATACTTTCTGCATCTTCACGATCTTTCACAGAAATTGCTATCTCATCGTGGATTTGAATGAGCGGGATGCGCCCCTGTTCATAAATATTCACCATTGCCTGCTTTGTCATGTCCGCGGCGGACGCTTGGATGAGCCTGTTCAGGGCTTTGTAGGTGTATGCCCGCTTCAAACGGGTGGTTTCGCCATATTCTTTGACGGCATCTTGGTAGGGCAAAGCCTTGTTCATAGCGAATGTGTCGGGCTCCCAGAGGTCAAAACGACATTTTCTGCCCAGTATAGAGCGGACAGAGCCGCTTGAGCCGCGGTCGTTGAGCCGATTTTGAACGCCACTCATCAGGCCTTTAACGAACGGGACGCGCTCGTGGTACTGCCTAACCAGTCCCTTGGCTTCATCTACATCAATATCTAGCTGGTCAGACAGTTTGTTGACGCCCATTCCGTACATCATGCCCAGATTGATCGTCTTCGCCTGTTTACGCGGGATCGACGCCATTTCTGCCACCATCGTATGAAAATCCATATTAGGATCGTGTCTATAAGCATCTACAAACTCCTCTACTCCCGCCATCTGTTTGCCGCGGGCTCTGCCATATACATATGAGTAATGCACCAAGATGCGCGGTTCTTGTTGCGAGAAATCAATCGCCGCCCACTGCTCACCCTCTTCCGGTAGGAACAGGCTACGGATCATCGGGCCAAGTTCTGGGTCGCGGGCAGGGATTTGCTGCAAATTGGGGTTGGACATGGATATGCGTCCTGATACCGTGCCGCCATCGTCAGAGCGGATCTGGTTGATATGACCGTGGATGCGCCCGTCGTTGCGGCAATGCTTCATAATGGTGTTGATAAAGGTACCGCTGGTCTTGTTCAGGTTGCGGGCTTTAACAATTAGCTGAGCCAGTTCATGTGGGTGGTCGGAAAGAAATGACTTAGTAAAAGACGGTGCGCCTTTTTCTGTGCGCGGGTAGGCAATGCTTAGTTTATCGAAAGCCTTGGCTATTGACGCCGCCGCCCAGAGCTCTACATCAGAACCAGCTACGGACTTAATCCGTTTGATAATCTCTTTTTCCTGCTTAATTAAATAATTTCTGGTGCGCTCGACACGGTCTTGGTCAACGCGGACGCCGCGCCAAGTCATGTCAATCAGGCAGGGCAGAAGTTTTAACTCCAGTTCGGCAATAGGCCAAAGGTCTTCTTTGGTCAGTTGTGTGGACAGGTAGTTCCACAAGTCGAGCGTGATCTCTGCATCATTTTGTGCATACGGCCCGACATACATGGCAGGCATTTTCCACATCTCAGCTTTTGGGTCGAGGCCAAATTCTCTAGCGGCTTCTTGTAATGTCTTTTCTGTTTTAATTTTGCCCAGCAGGTCGTAACAAAGCGCGTTCAGGCTGTAGCTGAAGCGGTTCTCGTCGAGTAGCGCGGCGATTAGCATCGTGTCGATGATTTTACCGTTTAACGTGAAGCCCATCTGGCGTATCCATCCCGCATCATACTGTGCGTTGTGCATAATCTTGTCGGCAGGACACTCGAACACCTTCTTGAGCCATTTATTGACAATGCGCTCGTCAAGGTTGCCGCCACCAAGGTGGCGGATCGGGATATATCCTGCCCAATCCGCTACCGCGATAGCGTAGCCCACTACTTCACCATCACCTGTAGGCCATCCGGGGCCGTTGGTTTTGATGTTTGGGTCGCGGGTCTCGACATCTATAGCAATTTGCTTTGCATCAAAGATGTCGGGTAGCTCTGCGGGTGGCACCCATTCACTCTTGGGGCCGAACATGGTCATCTGTAGTGCCATTATACTTTCCTTACTGTGGCCATTTCCTTGCCACATTTAACGAGCACCCAGCCTTGAGCTAGGTACTCTTCCAAATGTTGTATTGGGATAAAGCGAACCATTAGTCCTCTCCACCAAGTGCGCCGTAGCCGCAGATATCTACCCAGCTATCTTCATGTTCTGGGGTTACAATGAGCCGTGATAGTTTGACTGCCACCATACACTGGTAGACTTGCGAGACAGAAACCTCTTTGTCCAGAAGCACAGACCACATCTTGGCTATGCGCTCGTGGTTTTCGTGGGCGTCCCCATATTCTTTGGCCCGTGGGCCGTTGACTAGGCTCTCTGCTTTTTTAAGAATTTCTTCCCGCTTCATATCCAATAACTCCTGTTCGTGTCTTCGGGTTCAACCAAGTAGAGGTTCTGCTTGGTTCTGGTTACACCCACATAAAACACTCTATGCAGGTCATCTGGTGCCGTCTCAGCGGCTTTAGACGCGGCAGGGGACAAGTCTGTATATAGCACAACATTGTCGGCTTCGCCTCCTTTAGATCCGTGGATCGTGGACAGGTTTATACGGGGTACGGCATTAAATTTTTCGCCGCGCCGCAGAAGAGCCGTGATGTATGCACGGTCACCGCTGGGCATTTTGTCCATAGCCGTATGCCAGATCATGTCAATAGTGGCTAGCAGGCCGTGGTTAACTGTCAACTCTTCAAAGTTAACTAATTCATCATCGTCTAAAGCGGGCAGTTTCTTAAATCCGCGCTTGACTCTGTCCCCAACAGACATATAACTGTAAATGGCTCGTGCGGCCTCGCCCGTAATTCTCTTGCCTTTTCTCAGTTGTTCCCAGCCGTTGATGGCCTCGCTCAGTCTTTCTGAGATAGACCGTCTTCCATTACGGCTAAACAAGAAGCCGCGGCTTTTTAAGTCATCGGTAGCGGCATCTAGGAAATAACCGGCTTGAGCCAGCACGAGCCACGAACCCTCCTCAAACCCTATGTATCCGGTGCTTGGTATGCGTTGCACTTTGCCCCTGTCTTGCCGTGGCAGATAGGTCTTTGGTACGCGGCGCACGATGCGTTTTGCAATGCGCTCCGCCAGCGGGTGGACGGTAGCGGGTACGCGGTAGGATTGTTCCAGCACTTCGTAGCCCCCGTTGAGGCCGATAAAGTGTTCGACATCGGCACCTGCCCAGCGGTAGATGGCTTGGTCATCATCCCCCGCGCAGTAGATGCGGTCTGAGTGTTGCTCCAGCACATGAGCCACGTCCCACTGTAGGGGTGACAAATCCTGCGCTTCGTCGATAAAGGTTATGGCTAGGCGGGGGCAGAACCCTGCGCCGTCGCGCACAAACACTTCCAACATATCGGTGAAGTCGTAGAGGTTAAACCTGTTTTTGTATTCAGTTAAGCTGTCTGCCACATACTTGATGGTAGTCCACGCTATATCTAATCCGCTCTCGTCATATTGTTGCCGCAAATCAACTTTGCGTAGCCGTGCTAGATTGATGAGGCCGATGATAGGGTTGTTATTTTTTTTTAAATCGAAAGCATCTTCTGTGCTTGTGCCGGTTACCAAGTCGTGCCCAACGGCGTGGCCTAGTTCTTTGTAATGCTCTGGCTGCATAACCTGTTCTTGGCGAATACCCGACAGCTTTAAGGCAAAACTGTGCAGAGTGCGGAACCACGGCAGTTGTGCAGGTTCAAAGTTAAAGCGGGTGCAGGCGCGTTCGACAGCCTCGTTAGCCGCTTGGCGAGTGAAGGCAAAGTAGCCGATGTGGGCAGGGTCCACGCCGGATGAAAGGGCCTCGTCCACTTTGTTGAGCAGGGCGGTAGTTTTACCAGTTCCGGGCGGCCCGTATATACGGAATATCTTAGTATCCATTAGAAGGAATCCTACGACGGTAGTTACCTAATCGGCTTCGTATGATTTGATTGATTGTCGGTTTGCTAACCCCTAATCTTTCCGATATCCAATCCAGTTTTCGGAAATCTAAGTAGTACTCAACAATGAGGTCGTTCCGCTGTTTTTTGGCTTTACGCTTTTCTTCGCGAATCTGTCTCAGGGTTATCTTTTTTTCTTTTTCTAAATCAGGGAGCGTGTAACCGTGTTGAGCTAGTTTTGTTTTAATTTCCCGCAGACTTACTTTGCCTAAGTTTGGTATCCGGCGCAGATCGTTTGTTTTGGTGTATTCAACAAACTCCTCTAGGAACATCGGCGTAAGGTTTTCGTTGCACAGGCAGTTATAAGTGCGAACCTCCCACGGGATGTCTTTGACATAGACGGGCACTTCTGGGAAGGACTTCATCAGGTTTGTTACAGCGTCAATTTTGGCAACGATTTGTCTGACCCGCTCACGAGATACTCCGTATTTGTCCGCGACGGCTTGCAAAGTGCGTCTTTCAACTACCCGCTCTTTGTAGATTTCCTGATTTCTAATCGACATCGGTCAACTCCTCAACGCTGTTGACACGACGCATAAAGATAGGGGTTTCGTCTCCCATCCACGCCCCGACTACATTGTAATACATAAAGTCCACAGCCTCATCTAGGCTCATGTTGTCTCGCTCACACAGAATGGCTACGCATTTATCAAAGTCGTACACCACTATGGCGGGTTGCCCCGCTCTTTCTCCCATGCCGATAACGGCATCATTAAATCCGTCCGCTAGTAACATTAGAAAGGTGCCTCCGTTTGGTTGCCGCCGAAGTCTGGCGTGTTTAATTCAATCTCCGCTGTTTCAAAAGAAGGGATTTGCCACACACGGACAGGCCTGCCTTTAATCTTTAGAAC